GTGGGATTGCATGGAGGTGTTCATTGTCGACCATGCATGGCTCGTGAGCTGCACCGTAGCGGTGGTGTTAGTGGGAGCCGTCCTCATTGATTTGATCTTGAGGAACCAGCGCAGTCATGTCGATGACATCGCTGAGGACATGTCTAATGTGGTCGACCAAGTGATCGCAGAAGACGACGCTGTGACCATTTTTCAGCGTTGGGTGTTGGGGGAGTTTCGCGCCAAGCGAGGCATTCCGAGTTACACAAAGGCGAACCAGATCCTGGTCCGGAGGGAGATCCACTCAATCCTCCGGGAGGCCAGGCCTGATATGCGCGGTGTGGACTTAGAGATGCATGTCGCTAAGCTCTCTGTGCTTGCGTTTATTCCTAGTGTGACTGACGTGGAGTATTCGCAGGTCCTCGATACTGACATGATCCGAGAGCGACTTGGCATGTACCAGCGCCCTGGGGAATAGTGGGGCCCGGTTGAGACGGAGGGGTGGGTCAGGCCAAAGGCTGACGCTGACAAGTTGATCGCAGCGCTTGAGCTACCTGACCGTGTAGTCGCCAATCCAGACCAAACGGGACCATTACGCCTCAGGATGTTGCACCACCTGGTGTCATGGGGTACGGGGGTGCAATTCCGCGTGCATTGCCCTGATGTGAAAACGGCATTGAGGGGTTTGCTCGAACGAGTGTTCTACCACTGGGAGGTGGTGGATGGGGTGAAGATGATGGTGCGTCCTTTTAGACCCACGTTTGAGAATGTGGTACGGATCATGGGTGAGGCAAGAAACCAATTGCTTCGCCACACAAACATGGTCTCTCCCCTGACGCGGGAGCAGTTTCTCGTCCCTCTTGGTGGATCCAAGTTGGCGCGTTATGAGGCTGCTGCTGATTCGGTGGAAGCGTCTCCCATTGAGGACAAAGACGCGTATCTCCAAACCTTTGTGAAAGCTGAGAAGCTGAACGTCTCTGCCAAGGCCGATCCAGACCCGCGGGTGATCCAACCGCGGACACCGCGGTATTGTTACTCGGTGGGCCTATACATTAAGGGTTGTGAGCACATGTTGTACAAGGCAATCAACCGCATGTTCGGTAGGAAGACCGTCATGAAGGGGTTGAATGCGGATCAGCGGGGAATGGCATTTCATCGTGCTTGGAATGAGTTTGCCAACCCTGCCGCCATTGGCTTGGATGCTTCTAGATTTGATCAGCATGTGAGCCGTGCCCTCCTTGAGTTTGAGCACTCAATCTATAATTCCATTTACCGGGACTCTGAGTTGGCCCGACTTTTGCGCATGCAGTTGCGGAATGTCGGATTTGTGCGAGCTGACGACGGTACCATTAAGTATGTGGTTGATGGGTCGCGTATGTCGGGGGACATGAATACGTCATTGGGCAATGTGCTGTTGATGTGTTTGATGGTGTGGTCATATCTGCAGGGAAAACCCTTTCGTGTTGCGTTGTTGAACGATGGAGACGATTGTGTCCTCATCTGTGAGCGGCAGAATGTTGGTCAATTCGCTGACCTGGCTGGCTGGTTTCAGCAGCTTGGCATGGTCATGAAGGTGGAGGAGCCAGTGTTTTGTTTGGAGGAGGTTGAGTTCTGCCAGGCGCACCC